ATTGCTTTTGAAGCTTCTCTGTGATTGCAAGAAAGCCCATAGTCTGAAGCTCGGCCTGAGTAAGACCAAGATTGTATTTACGAAGGGCTCGAGTCTGTCCCACATAGGCAAGGGAAATGTCTTTACCAACTTGAGCCAAGTCAACGCCGCTACCCAGGGACGCATCAATGGCAAGCTTGAGAAGCTCTTGGCTCTTCGTGATTGAGCCTGTGGTCTGTAGCAAGCTTTGAAAAGCTTCAGCTAATGGTTCGCCCTGGATTCCGTACTTGGCAGAAAGAGCATCAAGACCTTCTTGAATCTTTGCTTTAGATAATGAGAGCCCTAGATTATCTACTGAATTAGCTAGACGAGTGTTGGCCTTCTCTGCCTCTGAAAATGCTCTAACGCTGGACTTGCCGAACTGCACAAGCTTGGCAATAGCGAAAACGCCAACGAGGCGCTTGCCTAGCTTATTAACGCCCTTCTCAAGCGCACTAACGGATTTGCCAGCTTTATCAAATGCTTGCTTACCCTTAAACTCCGCTGCAATATTAATCGCGACATTACTCATGCTGCTCTCCTAATGTCGACCATCTCAGTTCGTCGGTTGAATCGGGCTGTGGTGTTTTCAATTGCCTTAAATACTCGAGCGTTAGCCTTGCCCTGTGTCTTAGCCCAGGCTCTAAAAATTAAACGCCCCATCATTCGATGGTCGTTGCCCCCGCGCTTTGAGCCGTAGAGATTGCCAAGATTAGAAATGAACTGGTTGCCAGCATAAGGATTGACCGAGCGAGATACACCTTTTGACGCACCCCCAGCACTAGGCCCAACCCAATCTTGACCCTGGCCATTCTTTCGTCCGGCTGTCTCATAGATTGCGCCAATCATAGACTTATTCTGAATACGAATAGTGTTGACAAATCCTGCTCTGTTTGGCTTGCTAGGAGTTGTCTTAAAAGTTATTCCACGCTTTATCTCAGCCGCGTCATACTTAGGAAAACTTCCACCTTTGCGGGTTTCTGTTTTTTCCCATCCTGACATGGGAGACTTGAGAGGTACAAAACCTCTAGCCTCCGCAACGATTGGCTTTAGGATTGCTCCTAACTCCTTTGATAACTCTTTAGCTAAGTCCGGCGCATATTGGTTAAGAGCTTTACGAAGTGCGACCGCGCCTACTACTTCTGTTGGCATTAGTCAGCTCCTTTGATATGTCTCTTAGCACTGCCACATGCGCTGCGAACGCAAATGGGTCAAGCTCAATTATAGATTGGAACGGAACTCCAAACTCATAAGCGATTCGAGCCGCTAAATATGAGATGGAGTTCCGCCCTACTATAAAGGGTCGGAGTCAAGCACCTCGACGCTTTTAAGAGTTTCGAGGAACGCCTCTCCAAAAGGCTTCACAACTTCTCCGCTTCTGCGAATCGCTTCCCAGCAAATCCAATAGAGGTCAGTCTGCTTGGAGTCTTCTAGGAACGCCTTGTGAAATCCCTTCTTTGCAAATATTTCAAATGAATATTCAATCAACGGAGTAATCTCGTACTCATTGACCGAACCATCTGCCCTTGTCACTTTTAACTTTGCCATTGTTTAGCCCTTCGTTAGTTGGTTATGAAATTGTTTTAGCGATTGCGCCTGACACGTTCCATGTCACGCTCTGTGTTGATACGTCTCCGACTGCTCCGTTGACAGGTGTAATCCCGTTAATCAAGCAAGTCATGGTAAAGAGAGGGTTGCTAGCTGAGGTAGCTGCGCTTGTGTTCTTTACTGTGACTGTTACGTTCTCGCCGAAGTTGTCGCATAGTGTTTGAAGTACAGCTGAAGTAGCGTTGTCGTTCAGGAAGTCGACTGAAATGGAATTGTCCTCCAAGCCCTTAATTCTACGAATTCCGGAATCGCCCATCGCGGTCACGTCCAGCTCGTTCGCGTTCCAGTTAAGGGTTACGCTCTGTACAAAATCTGAGAGGTCTACACCATCTACGGTAAGTACCACCCCGTTGTTCATGAATACTGCCATCGAAGGTTACTCCTCATCTTTCTTGGTTAGTTTTGGTTCTTTCTTTTCCGGCTTTACTTCTGACTTGATTTTACCAATCTTGGTCAGAAATTTTTCGTTTTCTTCATGCCATGTTGACATGTTAGCTCCATTCCGTGAGAGTTGAGATATTAATGTCACATGTGAGAAGGTCGCCTGTAGTTGACTCATAGACGCTAGGAGATGAGACCGAACCAATACGAAACTTAATTGTCGACGCGCAAAGCTTGGTAAAGACTGCGACAATCATGTCTTCAATCCCGGCAAGGTTTCCCTGGTTATCTAAGAGTGGAACGTACAAAGCCAAACGAAAATTGGCCATTGGATAGATTGAGATTTCCTGGTTATTAGTTGGCTCAATATAAGGGTCGCTCGCATTGATTGTGACGCTGTTGGCGATTGGAGTTGCTGGAGGAAAGCTAAAGACGCTGTACTTGGTGTCGTCGACTAATGCCGCTGCGATAGAAGCGCGAAGGGTGGTGATAGCTGCCATCAATGCACCATTGAACGAGGGTCAAGATAATTTGCAATGAGCCCGCGCACTCTAGCGACAAGTGTGTTCGACATTGTAAATGGTGAGGGGGTAAAGCCATCTACTGACATTCCCTGTCCCGATGGCGCTTGTCTTGCTTGCCAAATTGCTTCAGCAATAAGAAGTGATGCTGTTTGGATTGCTGGAATAGTTGAATAGTCTGTGTAAGTAGTAGCCGCGATAGTTCCGTAAGGATTAACAGGATGCTTAGGTGCGTCTGCTAAATGGTCTGTTGTAACCTGAACAAAATCAATTCCAACCGCGGTGATTGTTTTGTTACCGTTATAGTGAGCGCCAGCTCCGGATACTGTAATTGTTTGGCCTACATAAAAGACTGAAGCGTCTTGAACGTAAAGTGTTCCTGTAGTTCCCTTATTTGCATGAGCAATAATTGAAGTCGTGTTTGACCATAGGAAGGGAATCAACACATTGTCAGCGGCATCGCAAACTTCTTGAAGCGTAGCGTCCGGGTACAATTGGCCCACGCCAAGTGCGCTGCGAAGCTCTGCAACTGTCGTGTATGACATTTGATTCCTTTCCTAAAGCCCGAGGAGGTAGAAGGGCTCTGCTACCCCCTCGGGTGACTTAGATGTGAAGGTTATGCAACCATCCACTTGTAAGCGCCCGCTGCTACCTTTGTAGCAATTGCGCCGAAGCCGTTGTAAGACACAGAAATCTGACCAGTTGAAATGGTGTTTGATTCGAGTGTAAATGTTGGGCTTTCATACCATGTGTAAGACTCAGGTGCTACGACAATCATTGTGCCGTCGCCTGTTCCTGATAGTGAGCGTGATACGTAAAGGTTTAGGCCGTGTACGTTTCCGCGGACACCTGTTGGTGTTAGGTTTGCAGATGCGTTCTGTGGGTTGATTGTCTGAACGTATAGAGGGCGGTTTGAGCCATCTACGAGTCCCATGATTGCGCCCCACTGCTCAGGTGATACGACAAGGTTTGTCGCAAATCCGAGAGTGTTTGTATAAACAGAAACAGCTGCATCTGAAATGAAGTCAAGAAGGTTAGCCGCTGTAAGTGTGCGGTTTCCACCATCTGTTGCGCCAGCTGCTACAGCTGTTCCAACTGCTGCGTTTGTAGCCTTTGCATAAGCAAATTCCATTTGACGGACAAGCTCCGCATAGAACGCAGGGCTAGAGCGATAAAGCAATTCTGCCGAGAATGTCTGCTGGCCTGAATACTTCTTAACAGACACTGACAAGAAGCTGTCGTTGAGGTCTTGCTCTGCTGGAGCTGCGCCTTCTGCTGTTTCTGCAACTGTTGGGACTTGTGTAATCTTTGGAATTTCAAAAGTCATGCCAGCGTCAGGAAGTGTGCCGCGTGAGATTGCGTCAATGAATGGGCGGTCAGCGTTTGAAAGTGGATTGATTACTTCAGTGAGCTGACGTGTAGGAATGAGACCAGCGTTGTCAGAAGTATCTGCTGCAAAAGCGAGATACTGACGAGCTTCGTCATCATGAAGGACAGACGCACGAATTGAGTTCTCGAGGTACTTTTCCTTTGTTAGTTCAAAACGTGGCTTTGCATAAGCCATCGCTGTTACAGTAGGACGAGCAGCTTCCACAGCCGCAGCTTCTACTGATGGTGCTTCAACTGTAGGTGTGTTTTCCACTTCTACTGTCTCGCTTTCTGTAGTTGGTAGGGTTTGTTCAATGACAGTTTCATCTTTTGATTCTTCTGCCAATACTGAGGTGACGGCTGCGCTCGCAAATGCGGCAGCCTGGACAAGCGATACTTCTTTGAGTAAAGCTGATGTGACGTGGATTACTCCATCGACAATCTTTGACTTGATTACTTCTACGCCGACAGAAAGACCTGCGCGTAATTCATCCGCGGCCTCCGCCAATGCGTCGGATGCTCGCTGAGTGTTGCTCAACTTAAAGCTAGCGACCATTTCGTCTTCGCTAGCCTGAATCATTTGAGACCATCCCAGGGGTTTCTTTGCATCATGCTCGAGCAGAAGCTTTACACGTCCGGACTCAGGGAGTTCGATTGAACCTGATTCAAAAATAACTTTGCCAGCTGAGGTGTAGCCGATTTCGTTATTGAATGGCACGATTTTGCCTGTAATGGTGCGGCTTGCTTCGTCCGCAACTAAGTCCGCTGAGAAGGTTAATAGTTCGCTCATGAAAGCATCCCATCTTTTCCGTTAGGTGTTAGGTCTGTCATCTCCATCGCTTGCTCTGATGTAATCATCTCAAGCTGGAGAAGTTTTTCAATTACTGCCAATTCATCAAGTGGGTTATGGCGCAAGAATGTATCTGCTACGGCGAAACGCACAATGTTGCCGTTGGCTGTTATGTCATTCATGCTGAGTCTGTCTTCGACAGCTGAGATGTAAGGCTGTAGAGATAATGCAACAAATTGCTTACGCTCATCCTGAATGTTGGAATAAGTCATCGATGTATTTTGGTCAGCACTTAGCAGGTAGCTAGGGACGTTCATCAATCTCGAAATTTCTGTAGATAAATTCTGTATGGCTTCGTTGTAGAGCATGTCTTTAGGTGAGAAGCCAACTGCCTCATAAGATAAAGTTGAAGTGAGATATGCAGTTGACCTCTGAGACCTAGCGGTGCGCCAAGCTGCAAGTAATGATTGAACTTCTGCTGGAGGTAAATCAGCCCCGTTATTTTTCAAGTAGCCCGTCATCATCGGAGTAGATGCAGCTACACGCGCAGCATTTTGCACGTCGATAGCAGCGCGGATAGTTGAACCGCCGCGAGTTAAGATTCCTTCATCAAATGCCTGGAATGTAACTAAT